GATCAATCACTTTTAAGTTGAGAAAGGTGTAGTGGTGTTATGTATTTAATTTGTGATATAATAAGTTATGATTAAGAGGGTATTGGGAAAATTTGTGTTATACTCAAAAGACGGTAAGAAAGTCTTAGGTAAGTTTGGAAGTGAGAAGAGTGCGAAGGAGAGAGAAAGAGAAGTTGTGTATTTTAGAGATAAGAAAGCCAAGAAGTAAATTAATCCCATAGAGAGTACAAATGAGTAAAAAATCTACAGAGGGGAAAGAAGAGAGAAAAATGAAGTCTATAATGGAAACTGTTGGGAGGGAGTTCTTTTATATGTATTGTGCCGAAAACAAGGTGCAAGAAGATTGTATGAAGGACTTAATGAATATCAGGAATACTACAAAGGATGAAGCAATAAGGGTTAGGGTAAATATATGGATTATGGAACAACTTATTGGACTGGCAAAACAGCAAACAGACATAACAACTGGTGGACATCCTATTAACTCGGTGTCTTTTGATATACTAGAGAATGATTCAAATACAGGGGAATAAAGCAACTGTATTCTGGACTAAAAAACAGTTACAGTTTATCAATGATATAAGAAGTCGTAAGTATGAGTTCATGCTTTTTGGGGGATCGGTCGGAAGTGGAAAAAGTCAACTAATGGCAAGGGTATTCATATCACTTTTAGACTCCCATGCTAAGACAAGGTGTTTTGTATTCAGAAAGAATCTTTCGGTATTGAAGAGAAGCACATATCAGACATTCAAGCAGGTGGCAGAAGAGTTTGGAACAATATATACGGAAAACAGAAGTGAGATGATGTGGACATTTGCGAATGGAAGTCAATTATGGTTTCAGGAATTGGATGGTAGTAAGGATAACGATTGGAACAAAATTAAAGGTATTGAACCTACTTGGATAGGAGTAGACGAGGCTAACGAGATAGAAGAGGGGGCATTTAATATTCTAATGGGTAGATTGTGGAGGTGTAATCCTAATGGGGAACACTCCTTTATGATATTGACCTGTAATCCAGCACAAAACTGGGTTAAAGAAAGATTTTATACTCCTTGGGTGAACAATGAACTACAAGCACCATTTTATTTCCTACAAGCCTTAACAAATGACAATCCTTTTCTACCAGCCGAATACATACAAACACTAGAGTTGCTACCAGAAGTGGAGTACCAAAGATATGTTTTGGGTAACTGGGATTTTGCAGATGATCCGAATCAGTTGATTAAATACGAATGGATTAAGAGCAATATCTGGACTCCAGAAGGAGAGCCAACTGCACTAGGAGTAGATGTTGCAAGAGAAGGGGATGACAGAACTGTATTTGCGTATTCTAATAAGGATGGACTGCATAACCTAGAGATATTCAAGCACCAAGATACAATGACCACTGCACAACTTGCTATTGAAAGAATGAAAGAAAAGAGGATAGGTTACAAGAATGTGGGAGTTGATGTTGTGGGTGTAGGTGGTGGTGTTGTAGACGCTATGAGAGAACAGGGGTATTATGTTATTGATTTTAACTCTGGAAGTAGTCCGACGAAAATGGCTGGACATTTGTTGTTTAAGAATCTCAGAGCAGAAAGTTATTGGGATTTAAGAGAAGCCCTACAAAAAGGAGAATGGAAGTTATCGGATGACAGAGAGTTGATACAAGAGTTATTGGCAATTAGGTATAAGGTAACGGATAAGATAATTCAGATAGAGAGTAAGGCAGAAATGAAGAAAAGAATAGGACATTCTCCAGACTTGGCTGATGCTGTTGTTATTAGCAAATATTGCAATAGGGGGAAACCCGAAATACTTGTAGGGGTCTTTTAGTAATTATGTTACGATTGTGATACAATATACATAACTAAGTTGAAAACACTTATACATGAGATATTATGACTTGCAGGGATATCTTGAGAGCAACAAGATAAAAGAACTTCAATCAGTTTTGTTATCTGGAAAGAAGAACAGCACCGTTAAAATGCTCAGGGATTACTATAATGGTGAGCAATGGTTGTACAATTCTTGGATGACTGATACCACAAGAAGTGGTAAGAAAGTATGGAATGTACATAAAAAGAACCCAAACGACATGGGTATAGGAGAGGGAGATTTACAGGTATACAATGTTTGTGACTCTACTATCAATGTTTACTCAAGTTATGCTAGAGGTACTATCAATGATGATAATAGAGTTACTATTGATGGCTATGAAGAGTTAGCACAGGACATAAACAACAAAATCAATCTGGACATTTTAATTTCAAGAACAATAACACGAGCAGGGGTGGATTCTCTTTGTGCATGGAAATACACAGGAGAAGGAACGCTAGAGTTTATAGACACTTTAGAAGTATTCCCTATTTACAACGGAGAAGATAGAGTCGGTACTATTAGGATTTATGAGATAAGTAAGAATGATCCAATTGTGGTAGACAACAACATAGAACTTAAAAAGAATGAGAGGGTTCTGTACATGGAGATATGGCAACCCAAAGGAGAGGTGATGTGGCTTACAAAGTATGTGAACAAAGAGATTATAGAAGACGGGAAAGCCCCATATGAGTTTGACCCACACATATATGTTTCCAACAAGGATAATGAATTTGTAAAGTTTGATGAACAGAACATTGAAGTGTCTGATGTGGATAGGTTAATAGATATTCAAGACGCACTCAACAAGACAATAACAGAAGAGGGAATTATCATTTCTAAGGTAGCGTTTCCTATGATAAAAGTCATAAAAGAAATCTACGATAAAATGGCAGAGGGTACTATCAATGCAGAGCAACTTAAAAAGGATTTAGCAGAGGTGAGTTTAGTAGCAGGAAAGATTATATCAGCACCTATTGAAAGAGAGGGAGGTATGGATATTCCTACTGGTATTGATACTTACATTGACAACATATTCCAACAGATATATAGAGTAACAGGAATACCAAAGGGGATATTTGTTTCTGAGGGTATGAGTGGAATAAGTGAGAAGACTATGAGTGCTATGATGGAGAGTTTGAAGCGAAGAGTTGATGAGAAGAGAGCCAATATAGAGAAAGCAATACAAAGATATGTTGTTATGTATACAGGTAATCCAGAAATGGAAGATAAGACACACATAGAGTGGGCAGAAATGTTTGCAATGAGTAAAGAAGAACAAGCCGATTTGTTGATAAGAGGAAATCAAGCACAGGTGTTTCCTAAAGATTATGCCCTTGAAAGACTAATGGACATACTAGGAGATGGAGACAAGTTTGAAGAGGTATGGGCTAAGATAGAAGGAGATGATATAGAAGCAAGACTTAATATTGAAAGAGAGAAATTGGGAGCAGACGCACAAAAGGAAGTAAAAGCAAAAGAGGAAATGCTTAACAAGGAAAGAGAGTTAAGAGTCAAGAAGGAAATAGACAATGCTTTACTTACTAGGGAGTTAGATACTTTAACTTCAAGCATATAAGATAATGGAAGATAACACGGAGATAATACTCAGGCGAGTTAGAACAAAGTTAGCACTTGCTAATAGGAAAAAGAGAGCAGAGGAAATCAAGGGTGAGATAGAGAAGTCATTAGAAAAAATCAAGGGTAAGGATGGAGAAGACGGCTATACTCCAGTAAAGGGAAAGGATTATTACACACCAGAGGAGATTAAAGAGATTAAGAAAGAAGTAACACCAGTTAAAGGGAAAGATTACTTTGATGGAAAAGACGGAAAGTCTATTGTTGGACCGAGAGGACCAATTGGACCGAGAGGACCAAGAGGATTAAAGGGTGAGCCAGGAGAGAACGGAAAGTCAATAAGAGGACCAAAGGGAGATAAAGGTGAAGATGGTTCTCCAGACACCCCTTACGAGATAAGAGATAAGTTGTCTTCTTTGAGGGGGAATGAGAGGTTAGACGCTAAAGCGATTAAGAACTTGGCTAGGGAAATGGGTTCTGTTACCTTTACAGGAATGGGAGGAGGTACAAGCCAAACTGTTACAGAGCATATTGCAGACACTTTGATCCATGTACCAATCTATATTCAAGATACTGCCCCTAGCAATCCTTCTCTAAATGATTTATGGATAGACACTAGTGTATAATATATAGTTATTTAATTTTTATTTATTACAAAATGTTAACACAAACATGGTACTTACAGGGGACAACTGCGACAACCATAGGAGCAACTGATTTGATTCAGTTCTCAGATGGTACGTTTGACAATCCTATTACTGTAGGTGCATACAACGGAGGAACTCACGTTAGAAGTTCAAGTGGTACTGATAGTTCTTCGGCAAATTCACCCAAGAACAGTAAGTACATAGCGTCAGGTACAGTTGATGTTGGTGGTGGTACTGTATCACTTAGTTCAGTAACTACTGCAAA